CTTGGCCTGAGCCTTATTCATCTTCGCCATAGCCCTGCACCTCAGGCGGAAGTCAAGTATTGAGCGACGAAGTTCAAATTGACCGGAGCGCTGACATCCGAAGCCACTGCTTGTTGGGTGGCGGGGTCGGTATTGGTCACGGAGCCGACGACGTTGCCCAGAGCGTCAACGATGACCGCGCCGGGAGTCTCTATCAAGCCAGAGTCTACGCTAGTGAACCATGCGGAAACTAATGTCTGTCCCTGCACGGTGTCGCCGATGCTGTTTCCAGTCTGAAGATCGGTTAGAGCATTGGTGGCCCCTCCGGTAGGGGTGACAGTCGCGATTCTTTGAACACCGCGGTTGGTCACATAACAAAGGGCGGCCCCGCGGTCCGCGGCAGTCTGGTTCATTACACGAAGCAAATCACCGGCCATCAAAGTGATTGGCGCCCATAGGCGGGGGGTTGCAGTCGAGGCACCGTTCACGCAACAGGGAATGACGCTTGCAACTAATCCCTGCCTGAGAATGTAGGCGTATTGGAAGCCGTTCAAAAACTGAATCATCCCATGAGTCACGGTCTTCCCTATCGCATAGTCGCCGACTTGAATCGCCGTCGAGGTGTACACGGTATCAGTTGTCAAACTGGTTTCAGTTCCCTCGGCGATCTCAGCCTTGAGAGGAATATTCGTTCCGTCAGAGCAGACGAGGATTCCGGTTACGGTGTTAGTAGCCATTTCAACCGATCCTCACATTGAGGCCCAATGGCTTGATGAGTTTGTTCGCTTGCGTGAAGGGCTTGCGCATTATTTTCTTGAAAACCGAGGCTCCGACGTTGAATGTCACGGCGGCGAGTGCCATCGGGACAGCATTAGAGCGAGCGTTCTGGGTTATCTGGTCGAAACTCAGAGAGGGCGCGTTCATTATGTCTGCTAGGCTGATTTGAGAAGCACCAGTCAAAGCGAGCATTTGCGATCCGCGCCCTAGACCGACGTCGGCAGTCCTGCTCATGCCTATGTCGTACGCTCCGGTGACAGCCTCGACCGGTCCTGAACCGAGAGTGCCTTGGGTTATGATCGCCAAGTTTCCATACGCAACCGCGAAGTCATACAAATTGAAGTATTTCTTTGAGCGTCGGCGTTTTGCCTTGCCCTTTCTGCGTGCCATGTCTAAGCGTGTTAAGAAACTCGGTAATAAACTATCACTCTAACCCCTTGAACGTCCCATCCGCGCCTCTTGAGGTAACCGAGGCTTCGACTGTGTTCATCTTCTGCTCCGCCATGGACATTAGCAGTTGACCAATCGCTGCTTGGATCGGATTAGGGGCTTCAAACGCAACCGCGCCTTCTCCTGTGAACTTCTCGACGGTGCTTTGCAGAGCCAGAGCGAGAGAATTGTCGAGTTGTTCCATCGAATCCTCTAATTCTCGCCTGATCCACAACGAAAGACCTCCCAGAGCGAGCAAATTCAGCGTTCCAAGGGCGATTAACAGGGTTATCTCATCTACCATGTTCATCAACCGGGAGCCGACCGTCTATCAACCTGCCTTCACGACCCGAATTCACTCAAAATACTAGAGAATCTTGATAGCCGGTGGCTAAAGTGGGCTAGTCATTGCCGGCGGGAGGGGGTGTTGCTGATGGGGCGGAGCCCCAGAAGCCATGACTTCAACAACCGGCCCTATAATATACTCTAGGCCCCTCCCATCAAGTGGAGGGTCGGGGAAAGACTAGATTATGGGTGCATCCATCCTGAGTTCAAGACGAAATACTTCCTGAACCGAATGATTGACCCGGTCCTCCACAGGTGATAAAGAATGCTAGGAAACCAACCCGAATTGGAACCAACCGCGCCATGGAATGAGGACTTCATGGATCAAATGAGAGAGATTGCCCACAACCTGCACAGGATCGCAGAGCTGCTTGAGGAGAGGATGGGATGAATTGTCCAAGTTGTAAAGCCAATGATTCTTTTATCATTGAACACGGTTGGTGCTGCATTTGTTATTGGAACATAATGGGGGATGAGTGAATGAAGCCCATAGACGACACTCCACGCAGTTCAAGGACGTTTGAGGTAACTATCCCCTGCCCCCACTGCCGAAGGCTCCTAGATGTCTTCCTGAAGGAGGCGAGTTGAATGGGTTGTATATGTGCGAAGGCTTTCGATTCTGAGTTTAAGAGTGTGAGTCTTGAGATCCAATACTTCGGTGGTGATGAATACTTAATTTGGCATCGATACTGCACGATGTGCCGCCAAGATTGGTTTGTCAAGATTCATCTCCCTGAGACGGAGCGCCAGATTTTCACCTCTGAATACATTCAAGGAGAGGATTGAATGCACCTGATCTCAGCGACCCTTACCGACGCGGCCTTTGAGATACGCTCACGCTGGCCTTCCAGACAGAAGAGCGCCAACACTAGCGCGGCTATTGTCTTCTACGAAGAGAACGGCCCCGGCAACCTTCAGGGGCTATGGCAGCAGGTAGCCACGAGAGAGAGATACATTCGGGAATTAGAGAGAGACATCAAGGGTTTGAAGGCCGATGGCCCCAAATCGTAGTCGCTACCCCCCTATGTGAAGGGTCATATCTCGATTCCTTCAACGAAATACCCGGAAAATAGTTCCTATGATCGGAAGTTGTTGAATGAAGAGGCTTTCCATCGCTTCCCATCGTTCCCGGTCTTCGGGTGTTTCTGATTCAAGAGTCTGTTTCCGTTTTACCATGTACCAAAGAGAAAGATTTTGGAAGAGATTTATCGGTCCCCCCGCCAAGGCGGCAAAGAGCAGAGGATCGTGGCCCTCCATCTCTCGATGCGGATAAAAGACAGCATAGAGGATAGGTATTGAAATCAAAAGGGCTTCTGGATTACTCAGCACAGTAGCGATTGGGCTCAAAATAGAGCCTACTCCTTGACCTATGTTCCTGATGGAATACGCCGTCGCTAAATCCTCAAAGATTTGCCGTTCTTTGTCCTGCATCCGAATGACAAACTCGACGGTTTCTTTCGGCTTGTTCTTCGACATCAAAGCACCCCGGTTATGGAGTCCCAGAGAGCCTGTCCTAAGCCCGCGCCGAGAATCCAGCCGAGAAGAAAACTTGCCCCATAATTCGTGAGCATCTCCTTTGCCTTTTCACTGAGTTCACTCATCAGGCATCACCGGCCAGTTGTCTGCGGCATCCTGAGGGCTATTGTGCGCGGGCAAATCGCGCAGCGCCTGACGGTACTCCTTCCAGTTGGAAGAGAGAGTGACGTCCTTCAGAGCTCGCCAGTCAGAAGCCTTCAACGCTTTATTGCGTTTCAATCGCAAATCATCCCATAGAATCTCGTCAAAACTCATGAGGAGATCACCACGCTAAAGGTAGGCCATGTGGACTGTCGATGACCAGCACCAACGGTAAAAGTAGCGGGTAAATCGGTTAAACTTGATGTGTTATGGTACACTTGATTCTTATTCGATCCGTCATAGGTATAGAGAAGCGGAATATCACCATCAGGAATTTGAACCAAATTAACTGTTCCAGATTCTCCACTTGGCCTTACATACGCGCACCAGTAGATACTACCTTCATCGAGTGTGACTTCAGCATCAAAGGAGGCTTTCTGTTCATCTGTGGCGGCCGCTGACAGGGTCGCTTTGCATAACAACGCATCCGGCAATCCTCCATTCGCGGTAGTGCTGTAGATCCCGAATATGACAGTCGCGCTGTCTTGGGCCGTTTCAACAAGATAACTCACCTGTCCGGAAGTGCCGGAAGTTGTCAGGGTTACTCCCCCTGAAGGAGCTGTAAAAGGCACAGCAAACGCAATCCCATTCAATAACGATGTGTTAGTATCGGCACTGGCTGAAAATGACGGTATGAACGGCCAGCCTATGTCACCCCCAGTCATCCCGAGTCCAAACTTACCCGGAAGCATCCCCCCGCCGGCCTCTAGCAGCCCCGACCATTCGCCGCTAACACACAAACGAGCGAGGTTCACCACGATCAGGTCAAGCATCTCCTGTTCGTTCATGTCCTCTATACTGATCGGGTTCCCTACGCTTTGTACCTGAGAGAACGTCACAGAGTCTAGGTCTAGGTTCTGAAGCAGGGGAAAGACCCTCTTGGCGGGCTTACGATCCTCTGCCCTCATCCTAGCAACCCGTCCCATTCCTGTTTGACTGACAGTCTAGCGAGGTTAACGATAATCAAACGCACACATTCCTCCCGATTCAGTTCTTCAATTGTGATTGGATCGCCTGTTGAAGTCACTTGAGCGTTGGTTACGTTCTCTAGGTCGATGTTCTTTAGGAGCTTATACACGCGAGGGGAGATCGAGTGTGTCATTATCTCAGCCCCATCATCAGGATGGCAAAGCCCCAGAAGTTATTTGGAATCTGAAAAGCCCCTCTGGGGTCGAATGCAGGATAACCCCCGGTCCCATTGCCTGCTGCGGCTGCGCGTTCTGCCGCTGCTGCTGCTGCTGCTGCTTTGTTGGCCGCGATCTGTGCGAGTCTAGCCTGTACCTCAGCGGTTACGTCCGCTGGCGTCCCGGTTTGTTGCCCAGTTCCGCCAACTCCAACCCCTGGCACCTGTACCAATGCTGCCACCTCACTTGAGTTGCTTGGATCGCATTTTCGCTATTCGCTCGATGGAGTCGAGGTCTTTGGTTGAAATGAAGTCTCTGAGGTAGAGTTTCTTGGCTTTGCTCAGAATCTCCGCCAATCTTCGGCGTCCTGCCGCTTTGGTCATTCGCGCCATTCAATCACGCCTAGGCCGAAGTCAGGAATTGGAATTTATAATTCAGTGCAATCCCGACCTTGGCGAATGAAAAGCCCGGTTGTTGAGTGGCCGGGTCCGTTGCGCTACAAGAACCGATGACGTTACCCAAAGCATCGACAGCAGCGAAGCCTTGGTCTTCAATCAAATTGCCATCGACAGAAGTTCCGAACCATTTTGTGATGGTATCGCCGAATAATGTGTCACCCAAACTATTTCCCGTTTGGAGATCCGTTAGTTCATTTGTGGCGCCCCCAGAAACGGTGACAGTAAAAATCCTTGAGACTCCCCGAGCAGTGTAAACCGCTGCTGCTGCTAATCTCGATGCCGCAGTGGAATTCATGACTCGGACGATATCTCCGGCCTTCAGAGTGTAAGGTTGGCAGAGTGCGGGGCTTCCATCCGTGACGGCCCCTGCCACCGACCACGGAATGATTGCAGCTATGAGCCCCTGAGAAAGTATGAAGCAGTACCCCACGCCGTTAGGGCAGGACACTAGACCGGATACGACGGTCTTTCCGGGTGCGAAATCCCCAACGTTGCTGGCAACAGCTGTATAAACCGTATTCGTAGTCAGTGAGGTTTCTGTTCCCTCAGCGACTTCAAGTTTCAGAGGTATATTCGTTCCGTCGCTGCACTGGAGGCAACCTGTCACGGTGTTAGTGGCCATTTTAGATCCTGACTCCGATTCCCAAAGGTGACATCAAATTTCGGTTGACGTTTCTGATAGGTTTTGCTAAAAGTTTTTTCGCGAATTTCATCGTAATTCCGATGCCTATGGCGCTCACGGCCATCGCCTGATAATTCGCCATGAAATTTGCTTGCATGGAATCGAACGACGTTCCGGGATCGCTGATGATTGATTGTAGTGTCAGGCCACCGTTCGTGGTCGTCATGGCTGTGGACCCTGCGCCCGCGCTATCGAACCCGAGAACCCCCACTGGTGAATTTCCCATTACGCCGCCGGTGATTAACGATGCGTACGCGTAACTCTCCGCGAGATTCATCAAACTGATTGTCTTAGCCCGCCTGCGCCTTATTGCCTTCTTCCTGCGTGCCATAACGCGAGTGAAAGAAAATCTCGCTAATAAATATCACTATGTCTCTTCCATAGCTGCAAATTGTCCATCCGGACCTCTGTTCGTCACCGTTGCGTCGATTGTGTTCAACTTCTGCTGCGCCATGCCTTGAATCAATGACGCAATAGCTCCTTGGATCGGGTTCGGGGGCTCAAACTCCGACATTCCGCCTTCAACCAGTCGGTCAATGGTACTCTTGAGAGCCAAAGCAAGACGTTCATCGAGTAGATCCAGCATGTTTGCGAGTTCAATCCTGATCCAGAGGCCAAGAATGATGACAGAAACCAGTGTCAGGGCGCTCAAACAGAGCAAAATAAGCAGTTCAGGGGTTACCATGTCTGTATACCGGGAGTCTACCGCCCATATACCTTCCTTCATCGTCCGATTTCACTCAAAATACTAGA